TCGAGGTTTTAACTGTTCGCAGTATGGAAAAAATTTCTACTGCATTGACTGCTGGGGAGTATCTAGCACTGCCTGACAACTTTGAATCAGCAAGAAGCGTATATTTAATAACTGGCAGCAACATAGGCAAGCTCACCTACAAAGCGCCACAACAAATGGTTAATAAAGTATCAGCAGGTAGACCAAGTTGCTTTACTATCGTAGGTAATGAGCTTCAATTCGACAGAGTGCCAGATTCAGACTATACAATCCAAATACAGTACTATCGCAAGGCCACGCCATTAACTGCCGATAACCAAACAAACGAGATACTAACCAATCATCCTAATATTTATTTGTTCGGCACTTTGGCTATCATATTCGGATACGCTCAAGACACTGAGCAAGAGATATCATACATAAATAAATTCATTGCATCAGTTAAGGGCGCTAATAAGGCTGATAAGAAAGGACGTTATGGCCCCGCTCCAGCAATGTCATTAACTTGCGGCATGACTCCATGAGCTTTGCCACTGTACCGATCAACATAACAGGGCCAAGCTATCAAAGCAGGTCTAAACCGTTATCTAGTCAGCAGACTAAAAACTGGTATCAACAACTTACTGAGAGCGGGAAAGAGCAGTATGTGTTACTTCCATTCCCCGGCTTAAAGTTTTCAGCCTCCCCATCTGCTGCCCTAAAAGATAGAGGGTTTCATGTTATGGGTGAGGCGCTTTATCAAGTAAAAGGCGAAAACCTGTACGAGATTTCATCTAACGGCACGCATATATTAAGAGGCACCATTCCAAGATTTAAGCGGTGCATAATGGCGAATGATGGTGTTAACCTGTTCATAGTCGTTCCGAATGAAACTGTATGGAAGTACAGCACAGACACAAACATAGTTACAGAGGTTACCAACGTAAATATTAAAGGCGCTCAATCAGTAGACTTTATCAACAATCAATTTCTCTACACTTTCCCAGAGTGGACGGTCGTATCAGATGTTGGTGATGGGTCAGAGGCATCAGGTTTAAACATAATTGCAGAGGAAACATTACCTGACAATATGGTAAGAGACTTTGTTTATGAAGAAGTGATTTACAGATGCGGAGTTAAATCAATAGTTGGTTGGTATAACTCTGGGGTAGGCTCTCCACCAATTGAAAAGCTCCAAGGGCGCATATTCAGCACGGGCCTAGCCGCTTTGCATTCAATCGCTAAAACAGATGAGGCGTTCTATTGGCTTGGTGATGATAATTCAATCTACAGGGCACAGGGAGGAGCTAAACAAAGGGTAAGCACTGACGCTATTAGCAATTCCATTCGTGGCTTTTCTGTAGTGTCTGATGCTATTGGTTACACATACACAATGCAGGGGCAGAACTTTTATACAATCACCTTTCCAACTGCAAACAAAACATTTACTCTAAACGAAAGCCTGGGGAAAGATGGCTGGTTTGAATTATCAAGCGGGTCAACTGGCGACAGGTGGCAGGTTACTAGTTTGGTGAACGCATACGGAGAGAACTTTGCGGCTGATGAGGACAATGGAAATGTGTACACTTTAGATTTAGATACTTACACCAACAACGGCGAAGAATTACAAAGAACAAGAGTTACAGCCAGTATTAATGGTGATTTATTGGGCGCAAAAGGAAAGCGCATTCAAATGTCAAGGCTGGAGTTAATAATGGAAACCGGCGTAGGATTGGTTACTGGGCAAGGTGACAACCCAAGAATAATGATTGAAGCCTCATATGATGGCGGTAGAAGCTGGTCACATGGTGCTTGGGCTAAAACTGGGCGATTAGGTGAGTTTGTTATCAAGGTAGAGTGGTTCAGCCTAAGAACGTTTTTAGATATGATGATACGAGTATCAACTAGTGACCCTGTTAACTATTCAATATACAGCGGAACGATTGACATTAGACTGGCAGGGAAATAATGCCTGTTAATGTCAACCCGCCCCCATTCCTAAGATTGCCGCCTGAGTTCCTAAAGGATAAACAGACTAGGGCTTTTATTGAGCAGCAGAATACAATCATATTTCAGTTGTGGAACAGGTTAGGCGGTGGCACTGACCTTGTTAGTGATTTAGAAATAACCTCTAACTTAAGTTTAAACGCTGATTTATCAAGTTCAAATAAAGCGGTGGGTGACCTAACAAACCAACAGGTATTTACGCAGCCTGCTATGTTTAATAATTTAGAACAGAAAATAAACATGCTGATCAATGAGATCTCAGCCAATCAATCAGCGATAATAGCAAGGCTCACAAAAAGAGTTGAGCAGTTAGAGAATGATTTAATTAGTTAAATAATAAATTTGGAGTATAGCATGGCAGCAACAAATAAAGTTTTAGTCGATGGGGTTCAACTTACTGCATCCGCAGCAGTACTATATACATCGCCAGAGAATGGAGCAGGCACTAGAGTAACAGCTTTTTCACTAATAAATAATGTGGGAACAACTCAGACTTATAGTTTGTATATTGTTCCAAGCGGCGGAGCAGCAGATGCAAGTACGCAAATCGTGTCGTCTAGGTCGCTAACAAATAATGACACAGACATACCTTTGGAGCTAATCAACCAGCTGGTACCAGCAGGCGGAACTATTATGGCGGTTTCCTCTTTGGCCTCTGCTATATCTGTTAGAGCGTCCGGTATTGAGTTTACCTAATTGATTGTCAAGCCAATTAGCAACTTGCAGCATATTAAGTCTGTATTATGCAATTCGGCTATATATGATACAATTACAGACGATAACAGCCCAAATATAGAAGATTTTGAGCCACCAATTAACGATAAGTATTTGTACGTAGGTGGATATGTAAACGGCGAAATCATAGGGTTAATGGTTTATCATGAATATTTAGACGGTAATGAATGCCATGTGCAAGTATTACCAGAACACAGAAAAGAACACGCTAAAGAATTTGGTGAACAATCCCTGAAGTTTCGAGGAACTCAACCACTCTACGCAGAAATACCAGACTTATATAAAAACGTTTTAGACTTTGCACTACTAAATAACTTTAAAGTGATTAAGCGTATAGATGCTGGATTTATTAAAAACGGTGAGCATTACACTGTAAACGTATTGAGGTATAAATAAGATGGGATTTGTTAGAAATATTGTTGGCGGCATCACTGGCTCAACAGCAGCAAATGCAGCAAGAGACGCCGCACAAATACAGGCCGACTCAGGCCAACAAGCAATTGAAGAGATACGTAGGTCAACGGCAGAAGGTCAAGCCTTCTTACAGCCGTTCCAGCAGCTAGGGCAGCAAGGGTTAGACCAGTCTAGCTTTATGACTGACCCCCAAGAGCAGTTTGATTTTCTCCAAAACAACCCACTATTCCAGATGGGGTTGGATAACGCCAACACCGTCACACAACAAAGCGCGGCGGCTAGAGGTAGGTTAAGCGCTGGCGATACAATGCAACAGCTTAACAATAACGCCTTATTGACAGCAGCGCCATTGATTGCAGGGCAAAAGAACTCTATTCAAAACTTACTTAATCAAGGATTGCAGACCGCGCAAGGCCAAGGGAATATAGCTATTGGTCAAGGCACTAACATTGCTAACACAACAACCGATATAGGTGCGGCGTTAGCTGGGGGCCAAGTTGGTGCGGCCAATGCTAGAAGCCAAGGCGCCCAAAATCTATTAAGCTTAGGCGGTCAGGTAGCGGGGTTCTTCGGATGAGTATTGACCCACGGATAGCACTAGGGGTTAAGGTTGCCCCGCAAGTCAATGTTGCAGATATATTCAACAGAGTTAAACAGCAACAACAGGCGCTTAAAGTTGGCGAGCAAGGTTTAGAGATTGGCGAGCAAAATATTGCTATGAACGAGCAAGCTATTGCACAGCAGACTGGTGCTAATAATGACGCGACTAATAATCGAATATTAAAAAGTCTAAACGATTACGCTGTGAGAAATGAGCCGCAAATAAATCAGGCTATTGCAACAGGTAATCCTGACGGCTTAATTAAGGGATTGATTCAAAGAAAAGCAGACCTAACCGCACAGGGTTTACCCACAGCGGAGACTGATGAAGGTATCACCATGCTGCAGCAAGGCGATATAACTGGGTTCGCTGAGTCTTTGAAAGGCGCTGTTAATTTATATAACCAGCAGAACAATCAAGGCGCGTCTGCCGGTCAAAGAGAGTTTCAAAACCTACTTAATATTGCCCAAGACCCTAACTCGACCGAGTTAGAAGCTAACGCAGCAAAAACAGCTCTGGGCGTAATGGCTAGGGCTGGCTCATCATCTACAGAAAGAATCGCAACAAACCAAGGCTTAGGCGATCAAGTAGCCGCACAAGGCGCTTTGGAAGCGGGAGCAGAAGCACAAGCTGTATCAGACGTTAAGGTTGAGGAGGTCAAAACCTTAGAGCAAGAGACTGAAGGTGGTAAGCAGGAAATAGAATCCAAACGCCTAGCCATTGATGAGACTAAGATTAAAAATGAGAAGCAGAAGCAGGAAGCTATAAGCACTAAAAACGCAAGACGCGAAGAAGCTGATTCAGCCGTAGCGCAAGTCACATCATTACTAGCTGGTGATAGGTTCTCATCAGCGTTTGGTAAGCTGGTAACAAATACACCTGACATCGCCAAGTCACAAAAATCAATTGATGCTATAGCGGATATCGACCAGATAAAAGGGTTGTTAACATTAGAATCTCGACAAAAACTAAAAGGTCAAGGCACTATAAGTGACGGCGAGCAAAAGATACTGGCAGCATCGGCTACGGTATTAAACAACCCGTTAATCAGTGACGAACTGGCGCGTAAAGAGTTGCGGAAAATACGCAATGTGTTTGAAGCTTCTAGCGACAGGAACCAATTGAAAAAAGAGACGAGGGAAGCGCCAACCGTTATAAAATTTGACGCTCAAGGAAATCAAATACAATGACTATTAGAGCGGAATTAGCTGACGGTACGGTGTTGGAGTTCCCAGACGGAACCGACCCAGCCGTGATACAAAGAACAGTGAAGGCTCAGTTAAGTGCTGGGGCGAAACCATTACAAGGTAAAACGGCTACAGAAATTAACCAAGCGCAACAACCGGAGGTGCAAAATGATATTTCCATATTTGAACAAATTACTGGGGGAATCAGTGGTGGAGCTACTTTGGCTAGTGATATTGTTGGCACTGGTGTTGGCGGCCTCACTGCATTAGTTGATGTATTAAATCCATTCACTGATAACGACCCAACCCAACTAATAGAGCAGGTCAAATTAAACTTAAAAATACCGCCCACAGAAGGTGGTCAAGCCGCTCTAAATCAACTTGGCGAGGTTGTCGAATCTTCTGGCTTGGGTGGGGGATTGAAC